TGAAATTCTTGCTTCTGCGGCCTCAAGTCTTGCTTGAAGGTCTGCATTTGTGTCAGCACCTGCTACACCAGTTGCAAATCCTACAACCAATGAAGCGATAGCAAACTTTGTAATTTTTGAGATATTCATAATGCTATCTCCTTTTTGAAAGGCAAGATTATACACTTGCTACGAGATTCCAAAGTTCACGAACTGCACCTGCTACCCAATTTACACCTTCCCATGCAAATGGAAGAAGTGCTAGAGTAATAAGCAAACTACGATTGATGCCGACCTTACCTAGTGTAGAAGCAACGACATCGTTTGCACCACTACAACATTTTTCTTGATTAGCCATAACTTTTCTCCTTAAATAGAAACTGTTAAACCTCTGGCTAAAGAGGGTGGTGCGGATTGCACCAAGAAGTCAACTCCAACTTCAATTGTTTATGTCACATATTTAGTAACAACATCATCTTCACCGATGAATCAACCCCCTATTATACTTGATAAATGAGGGGTGTCAATAAAAATATTAATTTTATTTTATAGGACAAACCCCATTTTCACACTCTAATTCAGTTAAATCTTCGCCATTTGTAATATTTTTTATTGGTTTTAAACGAGAAACTCTCTTATCATATTCATCTGAAGTTATCTCTTCATATGGCGCTTGTTCAAATCCATGCTCAGAATGTAATAAGAAACTAACAGTTTTTAGTGATTTTTCATAGTTCTTTTCCATCCATTCTTTAATGGCATCTAACTCATCGAGGTGATAATATACAGTAACTGATACAGAATTATCAGACCATTTAGTTTGTATTTCTTTTACTAATTCCAATTGTCTTACAGCAGTCATATCTTCTGCAAGAATGGTTCTCCCATTTATATGACATGGAAACTCTATAACAACTGTGGAATGGTCTTCCGTTCCATCAAATCTCCTTGCATATTCAACTGGATAGTTAGCATCCCTACAAATATCCACTAATGTATCACTACTAGACATTCTTACCCTACGAACAAAGTAATTTGCATATGCGGGATGAACACCTGGCGTACTCCCTGAAAGCAAGGAGAGAGTGCCTGAGGGTTTTACAGTCGTTAATCTTATACTTGTGGGGTATCCCTTACTTTTTGACCATTGTTTATCATACTCTTTTAACTCATCATAACATTCTTCTAACCAATCAATTTTATTTAATGATTGGCATATGCCAGTCACTCCAACACCAATACGCATATTCTTGTGTACCACTTCTTCTGTTTGTTTATGAATAAATGGTAATGCACAAATGGCTTTCTGTGTTTTATAAAGTAGTTTTGCACACTTCTTCAACTCTGCTTTTGTTTGAATGTTGTTAAGATAAATTTCTGATAAATTACAACACTCGTGGGATTCTAATAAAATTTCTGCACACGGATTTATAATTTCACATTTATCTTTGCTTCTATCTTTTAGTCTTCCAACTTTTTGTGCTAATGGAAGATTAAAGAAACCGTATGGTTCTCCTGAACCATCGTAGGTTTTCCACACAGCATCACTAATGTGGTCGTATGAGTCTGCATAAATTGTATTGTTGGACATTGCTCTCCAATTAGGAATATTACCCAAGTCCCACCTCTTAGCACGAAGGAACAAATAATCATCTGGGTCACCAACTGCAATTTCAGCACTTCTTCTAACATTACCCGAAACAACAACAGACCCAATGATATTACAAATATCCAACACATCAATAGACCGTAACTTTTTACCTTCTCGTTCTCTTATAACATTACAAATATTTTCTATACCTTCGATAAGAATTTGTGGGCCAGATGCTTTACCACCGAACCCACCAATCATCTCTCCAGATGAACGGACAAGAATTGTAGAATATGTAAAAGACTTACCTGTAAAAAAGAACGACTTTAATGTTTTCTTTAATAACTTTACCCAACCCTCACGAGAATCAGGAACTATAAAATCTGCATCGTTTGTCTTTTCATGTGTTACTGTAACATTCTCTTTTACTCTTGGAAGTTCATGAACATCTTCTTTTCGAATAGAAAATCCTACACCACCACCGAGCATCAAGTTTTCAAATATAAAACAGAAATCATCAATATCACGAATACAAATACCCCAACAATTTAATAGAGAATTTCCACCAAATCTATCTACAGTTGTAGTACCTAATTGCCATAACATTCTGCCTGCAAAATTGCATTTCAGATTAAAAATATAATCGTAAAGTTGTTGTGCTTCTTTTTTTGTATAATCCGCACCAATCTTTTGTGCGCCATTTATACATCTCGCAACGGTTTCCCACCATTCTTCATTAGTTCCATCATCTTTAATTCTAGAATATGTTCTTTTATAAACTATTTCTCCCAAACCATTATAACCCCAATTTGGTCTTGTGGATTTATATGGTTTTAGAAATTCTTCTGGTAAGAGTTCACTAATATATTCCATAATCTAACTTCCTCTCTATGTTGCCTTTGCTTTATTCTTTACATCAGGTTCAAAATCTTTACCGTTATTGAGTTCTGTTTTATAAAACTCTTTCAAATCATTCCAACCTTCTTTATCTATATATTTAGGCCATCCCCACATCCACCCATACTGTAATAGTTTCTCAAAAGTTTTCTTTATATTTTTCTTATTCATATCTTTCCCTTATTTGCAAGTGTCATATGGTGTATGTGGATAATGGTCGTAAAAGTCCACTGTTCTATAATAATCTTCATGGTTAAATAACATATCGTCCATTAATTTTTCAAATGTATATTCTGGCTCCCATCCTAACTCTTGACGAAGTTTGGTAGAGTCACCTTTCAAATCATGAAGTTCTTCTGGTCTTAAATATTTCTCATCTAAAACAACATAATCTTTATAATCCAATTCTAATTTACCAAACACATATTGACAACAATCACGAACACTATGCGAAATACCTGTCGAACAAACATAATCATCTGCTTTGTCGTGTTGTAACATCATCCACATAGCACGAACATAATCCTTTGCATGTCCCCAATCTCTTCTTGCTTCTAGATTTCCCATACGCAGTTCTTTTGTGTCTTCGGCCTTAATTGCGATTGCACCTTGTACGATTTTACTTGTTACAAAGTTAGAACCTCTTCTAGGAGATTCATGATTGAAAAGAATTCCGTTTGATATAAACATATCATATGAATTTCTATAATTTCTAGCAATATTATAACCATAAACTTTTGCACAACCATAAGGACTTACTGGCCTCATGGGTGTAGTTTCTCTTTGGAAACCATCCAAGTCAATACAGTTACCAAACATTTCCGAAGAACTTGCTTGATAAATTTTAGTATCTGGACATATCAACCTGCATGCTTCAAGAACATTTAATACACCGATTGCATCTGCTTGTGCTGTATACACAGGTACATCAAAACTAATTCTAACATGAGATTGTGCGGCCAAATTATATACTTCATCTGGTTGAACCTTTTGCATAATATTAATTAAAGATGATAAGTCTGTTAAATCACCATAATATAAATGCAACTTGTCAAAGACCCCCTCAAGTCTTGCAGTTTGATTTTCTGCAACAGAATTTCTTTTAAGAATTCCGTGTACATCATAACCTTTTTCTAAAAGAAACTCTGCAAGGTAAGAACCATCCTGTCCGTTAATTCCTGTAATTAATGCTTTTTTCATAATATATGAACTCCGTATTCTGATGTAAACCAATTAATGGTTCTACTCAATCCTTCTTTTATTGGTATAAATTGAAACTCTGGTAAACACCTCTTTAGTACACTGTTGTCAGATGGTTTTTGCAACTGTCCATCTGGATATTTATTATTATAAACTATCTTATTAACACCCATAATAAAAGAAATAGTTTGTGCGAGAATTGCCATATTAATTTCTTGGTCTGGTGAAATGATAAAGGGTTCTGGTTCATCATAATTATGAAGCACCCACTTTGTTATCGTTGCAACATCATCAACATAAACAAACTCACGGTTCGCACGGCCTGAACCCCAAACTTCAAAATCTGTACCGTTTTCTTTTGCGTCATAACATTTCCGAATGAGTGCAGGTATTACATGACTGCTATTCAAATCAAAGTTGTCATTCGGACCATATATGTTGCAAGGAATAACGGTTACAAAATTACATCCATACTGTTCTCGATATGCTCTACTCTGCACCTCTAACATTCTCTTTGCGTATGCATATGCATAATTAGATGAGTGTGGTTCTCCATTATGAATTTGGTCTGGTGATAATGGATAGGTTGCATCGTCTGGAAATACACAAGTACTCATAAACGAAACCACTTTCTCTACCCCGCATTGTCTTGCGGCCTCAAGAACATTACTGTTCATTATAATATTTTCATAAAAGAATTCACCAAGATGTTCCATGTTTGCTTTAATACCACCAACTCTGGCCGCACAATGAATAATATGAGTGATTTCATTATCTTCAATATAATCAATGATAGAATATAAGTCCATCAAATCAAGTTCTTCACGAGTAGGTTTAAAATGAGCAGTGATTGCAGAACCTACCAACCCACTTCCACCTGTTACCATAATTTTCATACTTTTCTCCATTGTCTAAATTTCAACTGTGCTTCCAAACCTTCAACGGTATTTTTATCAATAATCTTTTTCAATTTTCTGGTAGATGTTCTGTATGACATATCATTTAAATCTTTATCTTTCATTTCACTGGGCCATATACAAACTTTATGACCAAGTTTTATAAGTTCTTCATTATAAGATGCAACTTGTTCATTTCTTGGTTCGTTGTCCATAATAAATACCAACTCACTATTTATAAGTCTTGAGGGGATAGATTTATAAGAGGAAGCACCAACCATAGCAACACAATTTTCAATAAAGAAACTATCTATGGGCCCTTCTACAACATAAACTCTTTTATTTGGATTAATTCTCCACAATCCATACCACAAAGAATCTATAGACTTATCTCCTTTGATTGTAATGTATCGTAAAGTTTCTCTTGCTTTTACTTCACCTGCCATTGTAAGAACTCTACCTTGTGCGCCTACTACATCACCATGACTATTGAAAAAAGGAATTACTAACCTTTCTTCTTTTCCAAAAAGAGTATTGTCTTCGTCCAATTTATTTGCAAATGATGTAAAATCATCTGTATAATATAAAAACTTGAAATATTGTTTTGGTATGATTCTCATGTTTGCAAATTTTACAGCATGGTGGTCACTCGGTAAATCGTTAAGACAAACTAACTCGTTTAGAAGTTTATCTTTTCTTTTGAATTTTGGTTTTTCTTTAAATTTAAACAAATCTTCACTCCCCGACTTCTCTTCTCTTTTATCCTGAAATTGTTCCAAAGAATATTCTTTACATAAGGAAGGGGAAACTTCCTTTAAGAAATTATATAGATTCATTCCCACTCCACAATTATGACATTTATAAAAATAAGAATTATCTTTGCAATAAAAATACCCTCTAGATTTTATCTTATTCTTTTGTGAATCTCCACATATTGGACACCTGCAATTTGCTAAATCTTCTTTCTTCCACTTGAAGTTCACAAGTATAGAGGATATCATGTTGATAAATTTTTTATCGATATAAGAGGACATCAAATACTCCAGTCTGAAAATCTTTCCTTCTCTGGAACTTTGAATTTTTCATCATACTTCTTACCATCGAAACCGTTTCCATATTCCTCGTCATCTGATTTTATAACATTTACTAAATTTTGTTCTGTATTTTCAACATCACTTAACTTCATCTTTGCACGATTAATTCCAAGTATAAATTTCCTATTTACAACTGTGTCATTATACCTGTTCTTTAATTGCTTTACTACTATTTGATTTTTTTCATCCAATTCCTCTGTAGAGATTAATGCAATCATAAAATCTGCTGTAGCAGGAAGTCCAAAAGATTCGGATGTATCCTCAAGACCAACATCTGTACTAGAGAATCCTGTTCTATTTAATTGTGTTGCACTAAAGACAGGAACATTTTTCTCGACTGCTAAACCACGAAGTTCTTCTGCGATTGCTTTGATATAAAGATAAGAATTGACATTATTGCTTTGTTTTAATCTAGATGAAGCACATATATTTAAATAGTCTACAAAAATTATATCTGGTTTAAATTGTTTCTTTATCTTTAATTCATCTAATAGAATTCTAAAATGATTTGCACTTGCGGATGCTGTGGGATATTCTTTAATTATAAGTTTACCACTTGTTCCTTTGGTGACAGAATTTAATTTCTTTTCATAAGAATCATAAGGCAAATCTGAAAGATTGTCTAATGTAACATCCATAAGATTTGCATCAATTCTCTCTGCGATTCTTTCTTCTGCCATTTCACAAGTGATATACAAGACATTTAAATTTTGCATCAAACAATTTGCGGCATGGTGACATAAAAATAAAGACTTACCAACACCTGTTCCGGCCATAACAATGTTAAGAGTCTTTGAAGGTGTACCTCCATTTGTAATCTTATTCATATAGTCAAGGTCAAAAGGAACTCTGGTTTCTACCTGATGATAAAATTCATATCTAGAATCTGAATCCTCAACATAGTCATGTCCGATATGAGAATCAAAGGATACCGCAAGAGCATCAGAGAGAATATTTGGTATAGCATTTTCAGTATAAGTTTTTGATTTACCATCTATGATATGAATAGATTCCATAATAGCATTGTATACTGCTTTGTCTTTACAAAACTTTTCTGTCTCATCAATTAACCAATCTTTATCTTGTTTCTCATCTTTTAAAGACTCTAATAATTTTACAGCACTCTCATATTCTTTTTCGGAAAATAATTTATTTTTATCCAATGATATTTTTATGGCATTCATAGTTGGTAAATTACTATATCGAAGAACAAAGTTTTTAATTTCCTTGAAAACTTCTCTTTCAATTTTATCATGAAAATATTCTTCTTGGATAAATGGAACTACCCTACGAGAATATTCATCATTAAATATTAAATTTTGTAATATTACATTTTCAACTGTCATCTAAATTCAAATCTTCCTTAATTATATCAACAAGGATATCCCCCATAATTGTTTCTAATTCTTCACTTGGTTTTATGTCATTTGGATTTTCAATTAATTCATAATCAAAAGATAGTTTAAGTTCTTCTAACTGTTCGTCAAAGGAAACCTTTCCATATAACCACACTAGACCTTCATATTTTCCTTCTTTAATCTTTACTCCTGTAGAAGATTCTCCGATGTCAACAAAGTCATAATTCATCATCTACATCTTCCACCTGTTTTTCAATGTTACCATACTTAAATTCTTCTGCAACTGCTTCTTCAAGTTTTTGCATAACATCATCTGTAAAGTATTTTTCAGGTTCATTGTTTATCGACTTTTCAAACGCAGTTTTTCCATTTGGCAATTCAATACGAGTAGAAACTTTCTTGAAGATTCCATACTTCACTGCGATTGGAACAAGACCGTAATAAGGATTCAATCCAGTATCATAATTTAACTGAACTTCGACTTCCTTATTTTCCTTAGTAAATCTTCCTTTGAATAACTTACATTTGATAATATTACCAACGATGTCTGTCCCATCCTTGTCCTTCTTTTTTGAAAGGTAAACAATCGTAGATGCGGCATATTTCAAACCAGTACCACCACCCATTTCTTTCATTGGAACATATGCACCAACCACCGAGTATGTGTGGTTTGTCATAATCAAAGGGATTCCTGCTTTACCAAGTTTTAATGTAAGAACACGAAATGTTGCTTTAATAACTTGGGCTCTTGTCATGTCTCTTGTTGTTTTACCTTCTGCGGTATCTGCCATTTCCTTTTCAGTAGAAAGCATACCAAGAGAGTCAAGAATAACAAATACAGGTTTAGTATCTTTTGTTTCAATATACTTGTCAACAATACTAATTGCTTGATGTCTGAAATTTTCGACAGTAGCAACAGGGAATACAGCAACTCTTGAAGGGTCCATACCTCGTTCAGAAATCATATCAGATGTTACTGCTTGTTCTGTATCAAAGTAAAGAATAACACCATCAGGATTATCATCAAGAAACTTCTTTGCCATTCCTAACGCAAAATAAGTTTTCCCTGTTGCTGATTCACCCGCAAGTGCCATTATTTTATTATTGGGAATGCCACCATAAAGTGAACCAGACAACAGAGCATTGAATGCATAAGAACCTGTATCAATGAATCCTGTTACATCACTTCCATCAATTCCTTCTGATGCAACACCTGCATATTCATTACCTGAACTTTTAATGATATCTTTTAGGAAATCACTCATTGTTCTTTACCTTTTTACTTTTTGCTTTCCTTGTACTCTTTTTCTTTGGACTCTTTCCAGATTCCCATGCTTCATTAACATTAGGGGTAGATGGGTCATCTGCTTTGAATGTTCCATCTTCCTCTCTGGCCCTTCTTGAAACTCCTAGCATCAAATCCAAACCATCAAATGCTCGTTCAATCGTATCTGCAATATATGTTCCTGTAATCATAATAACTCCTTAATTTCTTTTATAGTATACTCTAACTCTTTACATTTATCAACAATATTTTCATAAGTTTGTAAATTACAATTCTTATCTGATTGGCACTGTTTCAATAATAATTTTGATTCTTTTTGTACTTTTTCTAGTATGTTTAGAATAAGTTCTATAGAATTTCTAGATAAGTCTTTCATGCAAACAGTTCCTCCAATGTTGAAACCACTTCCCAATTCCAACCAATTTTTTCCAAGATAGTTTTCAATGGATTCAAAAATGCCTTTTCAAATTGATGTTCATAATCAATAAAATCTTCTAACCCAAACTCTTTTGGTAAATCATTTGGAAACGCAATTACTTGGTCTTGACCTGCAACTCCACCAACAGGATTTGGTGATTTTAAATGTACAAACTTAATCTTATCTCCATTGATAATTTTTCGATACTTCTTTTCTATACCAAATTTATCAACATAGTGATTATAAATTAAACTCCCCTTGACTGCAATCGGTGTAGACTTTTTATAAATGCTTCCGTTAGACTTATATTTATCCAAACCTTTTACACTACGAGGAAATGCAATCTCTTCAACAGAAAAAGTTTGAAACTTGTCCCTGAAGTCATCAATATATTTAATGACTGTACCTTCGTCTGCTGTAAGAATAAGATTAATTGCTTCTTTTAAAGAATCTCTGACAACCTGTGGAGTAGAACTTCGTGTAGTTTCAATTCCCATAATCTTTTGTTTTGGTGGGTCGTAACGGACACCTTCCGAATCAAACACCCGCATCATATATCTTTTCTTTGCAGTCCATACTGCTTTGTCTGCAATAACTTCTCGTTCCATTGCAATAACTTCTGGACTCATCGCATTCATTGTTTCAGATAACTCTGCATATTGCTTTTCAATAAATGGTGAAATTATTTCTTCACTTGCTTTGTGTAGAAATTCTACCATCTCCTCCTTCGATTTATCAGGACAAACTTTGTCTACAATATTTCCGAATCGAAGGTAAACACTATCTGTGTCAGAAGCAACAACATAATCATAGTCTTTTGTATTAAATGTTTTGTTTAAAAATTCATTAAGTTTGTCTGCAATGAATTGGATAATCAGTTGACCAGATAAAGTGATTGCTTCTGCTAAATCAATGTCATAATATCTTCCATACTCATTTCCCAAAGCACCATAACAACTATTCAATTGAATCTTTCTAACTAACTGAAAATTATAATATTTGGAAATTTCCCTATCAAGTTTCTTTGCGATTCCACCTTTTGCAATTGTTGGTGTTGCCATTTTACCAACATTCTGTCGTTCTTTTTGTGCTTCAATCATTTTCTCTTTGTACATCTTTCGTTCGTTGTACAACTTCTCCATAATTGCAGGTAGGAATCCTTGATGTTCTTTTGAATATGTCGTTCCATTGGCCGCAATACACAAATCTTTATCTTTCCATTCTTTCAACATCTTTTGTGTATAAGTTCCTGTTCCATCTATAATACAATTTATATCAAGAGTTCTACGAAGTCCATCATCTGTTTTTGTTTCAGGAGATAGATTTAACCAACGAATAATAGAAGGATACAAACTTGCAAGGTCAAAAGACACAATCCAATCATGCATTCCAACAATAGGTTCTTTTACATATGCACCTGCATATTGTGAGGATTTCTTTCCCTCTGTCTTAGGAGGAATAGCAATGTTATGTTCATGTAAAAAGTGATATATGATTGAATCCCAAGTTCTTAATTGTCCAAAGACATCCATGTAATTTCCAAGTTTTGCGGAGTATGCAAGTGTAATTGCAAGTTCAAGCAACTTCATCTTGTCTTCAAGTTTCATTACCAACTGTGTATCAAGAACATTGTATTCCATGAATTTTTGAAAATCGTTTTTATAAAACTCAGACATAGAATCATATTCTGAATAGTCCAATTTCTTCTCTCCAAGTTCTACCTCTGCAATATGATTGAGTGAATAGGATGCTTGGTTTACATATGTAAATGTCTTATACAATTCAAAGTAATCAAGTGTTGCAATTCCCATTAATTCATAGACTTGATTTTCTCTATTAAATTTCTCTACCTTTCTATCCCTAAGTTCTTTCCAAGGCGACATCCTTCGTGCTTCTTTGTTTCCAAATAAAACTTTAATTCTATTGATGAGGTATGGTATATCGAAAAATCTAACATTCCAACCAGTAACAATATCTGGAGATTCTTGTTCCCACAAGTCAAGAAACGCATTTAATAAATCTTCCTCATTTGAAAATTGTTCTTGATAATACACATCCTCTGAACTTAGATTAAAATCTCCTAATCCGAGAACATACATTTTCCCATTGAAGTCCACAGAAATTGCATTTATTCTTTCTTGAGGATTTTCAATTTCTGGAAAACCATATTCCGATTCACACTCAATATCAATATTTGCAATAACAATTTTAGACATATCATATTCTATATCTTTTTCAAAATTTTCTGCGACATATTGACAGACATAATCGGTATTACCATAAACATTAAATCCCTGAACATTTTTATATTTGTTTATAAACTCACGAGTATCTGGAATATTGCCAGGTTGAATGGGTTCAACATAATAACCATCAAGTGTCATCCAATCTGTTTTCGATTTAGATGGAATAAAAAGTGTAGGGTGAAATTCTTCTTTCCGTGAAATGCGGTTTCCGTTTTCATCGATTCCACGATAGAGAATGTTCTTCCCCTTCATAGAAATGTTTGTATAAAATTCACTCACTCCATAACTCCAAAAAGATTTGCACAAGAATCTTTAATTCTTTGTTCTGATAGTTTAACATATTCTGGGTTTAATTCAATACCAATATATTTTTTTCCGTTCTGTAATGAAACAACTCCTGTAGTGCCACTGCCAGAAAATGGGTCAAGTACCGTTCCTGCATCTGGACATCCTGCAAGAATGCAAGGTTCAATCAGTTTTGGAGGATATACTGCAACATGAGAACCTTTATAGTGTGCTGTTGGAACTATCCAAACATCTCGTTTATTTTTCCCTTTAAGTTTTGATGCATCAAATTTTCTTCCACTGTATGTGGAATTCGTAGTTTTATCTGGTTGTGATGTATGTTTTAATCCACCAAATCCCGATTCACCTTCATCTTTTCTGTTTGGGTTTATCAAAGGTTCATATATTGCTTCGTGGTCATAATAATATTTTTGACTTTTTGAAAGGAGAAAAATATATTCGTGCGAAGATGTTGGTCTATCTTTTACTGGAGAAGGCATACAATTATTTTTATGCCATATAATGTCAGAACGCAAATACCAACCATCTTCTTGTAATGCAAATGCCACACGCCATGGAATACCAACCATATCTTTTGGTTTCAATCCTTTAACTCCATCTAATTGTCTAGAACCAACATAACAATCGCCAAGATTTAACCAAAGTGTTCCGTCACTACGCAATACTCGTTTAACCTCTCGTAAGATATCAACAAGTTTATTAATATATTCCTCTGGTGTGCTTTCTTGGCCAAGTTGGTCGGAATGGTCATAATTTCTTAACGCCCAATATGGTGGAGATGTAACGCAACAATGGACAGATTCCTCTTCCATCGTTTTCAATACCTCTAATGCATCACCTGTTTTTATTTCATAATTCATTCGTTCATACCTCACTCATAGTGACCACAATTTGCATGACGAGAAACCTTCCCTGTCTCTGGGCCTTCAAGAGTGGCCACTACGGTGAGGAGTTTCATCTTTTAATTATAGCACAGATATGTTAAAAGTCAATTATTTTTTGTAGATACAAATCCATCAAACAAGATACAGTAATTGATTATGTCTAAAATGGCATCATGATACCCTTCATTATCAACTTTCAATTCTCCTGCACTTGCAAATGTAGATAGTCGAGAAAGTTTATCACACAACCTAACAAGAAATCCCTGTTCGGTGGTACATATTCCCATATCTTCTGACCTAGTAAAATTGGCAAACGGAGAGTCACCACCTTGTCCTGCGTAGTCATGATTTTTCTTTAGCATAATTTCTAATGCTTCTTTACACAAATTCTTGTGATGTTTAAATAATTCTTCACGGTTCACTTAATTCTCCTTGCTTCATAAATATGTTTTCTTCCACGCCACATATGATTAAACTCGTCTGCCTCTTTGGCCGCATCTCGTCTTAATTCATATCTTGCTTTTCTACCATTACCTGATGTCATCCATTGTTTACTAGATGTCACCCAGATTCCCCAAGGTTTGGGTTTTCGTTTTGCCATTACTCTGTTCCTGTACTACCAAATCCACCTATACGATTTGTTTTCTGTTCAGGTACTATTATAGTCTCTTCTAAAGAATAGTCAAGAGTTTTTATTAGTTCTCCTTGTGCAATTCTTTCTCCGTGAGTAACACGAACTTCATCTGCACTTGAGTTGTATAACATAATAAAAGTTTCATGATAATAATCGCTGTCAACAATTCCTTCACCGTTTGGCATTACCAATCCTCTTTTAAGAGAAACACTAGAACGAGGATGAAGTCTTACTGAATAACCTTCAGGAATATTAAAAACTAATCCAGTAGGTATAAGTACCCTTTCTGCTGGACCTATTGACAACTGAAGTTCTTCAATATCAGTCCACTGAATTGTTTCTGGATTTCTTTTTTCTTTATCATTATTCATTTTATAAACCTTTACTGGTTTATCTAGATATGCACATATGTCAAAACAAGCAGACCCGTCTGTTGCGAACTTGGGGTCTATTACTTCATGATGAAGTTTATAATAATCTAATTTCATAATATAAATCCTCTATTAAAATATTGAAACTGTTTCTGTCTTTACAAATTTATTTATGCCTGGGTCATCTGCTGTAGAACCAAAATATTTATATGGAGAAGGAAATCCTAAACCATGTCCTTCGAAAGTTGGGCCAGGAGTGAAGTCAAAATTTGCGGGGTCATTAAACATTGGATTATATCCACTTGCACCTGGCGTATAGTTAAAGAGTGCTGCCAACTGACCTTGACCACTATCAAAATCTCCACTACCATTATTAAAGAAAAGGTCATTAAATGAAACACTGTCGGTATTATTTCCATTATTAACACCATAATGGGTGTTGTTTGAAAATATATTATTCATTCTAAAACCTTGAACCGTACTTCCTTCGTCAATCATTCCATCACTTCCATTGCTGTCAAAAACACAATCTATAACTCGACCACCCGCAGTATTACATACTAAACCTTCTGTTCCGTTATTATAAAATACAGACCTTATCCATGATTCTCTCCATCCACTATCCGCACCATCTTGTCCATTGTTATCAAATAA